CCCGTGAACGTATCCCAGTTAGCGATTGCGGTCGCAAACGCCACCATATCACTAGGATTACTTGTAGAGAGAAAAGCGGTGCTAAACCCTTGGATATGGTTGTTAATGGCTTGATTTGCCTGCAGGGAAAAGCCTGTTGACGCGAGGGCCATGAGGTTTTTCGGTGAATCAAAACTGAGATCTTTTTTTAGGATCTCAAGCGATTTTTCATCATGATTGACTTGCGTAACCACCACTAAAAATTGGCTAGTTAATGCTAACAAATACGCTTGCTGAACCTCATCTTGGTTATCCATACCAAACAGAAGCGGGTCAAGGCCGAGCTGGTTGAAGGCAGACATAAACTGCGCATAGTGTTGTTTAATCTGTTCATCCAATCCTTTGAGCTCGGTGTAATGCTCCACCAAAAAGTTATCTAAATCCGCCCAACGCACTTCATCAATAAAGCTGTTGTCTTTTTTGCGCCACTTGCGCATCTGAGCACTGGTGGGTTCAAAGCGATAGAGTGTTTTCAATTCCGCCAGTTTCTGCTCCGCTTGCTGCTGCATCAAGGCATAGTTTCCCGATGGGGAATGCCCTTCACTGGCTAAATGATGAGATTCGATTTCGGCCAATTTTGCCGTAGCACAATATTCAGTAATGGCTCTTTCTAGCTCTAAAATACGGATCGGATCTTGTTTTACAAAATCGGGAATTTCTTTTTCTTCAAGACGAATTCGGCCTAATGTGCGTGTCAGCTCTGCCATCTGCATTTTATGCTGTTGCGTTTCATCACCAATCGCTTTAGTTCGCTTTGCCACTTGGGTAGTAAAAGTAACAAATAAATCTGACACATCCGCTAAAGGGTCATTCAGCGCCACAAATAAACCGCAGTTTTGCTCCGGCAAATCTTGCAAATAATCACTGCTGCTTACCACCGCTTTGTCGGCAACGAATTTGAATTCCGTACCTTTCACCGCTTCTTCACTTTTCTCTACCGGTAATGAAGGGGTACAGGTATCTTTAAAAATATCCTGCTCAGCTGGCGTCCCGATGTCCGCCACATAGTCTTCAAGATACTGAGCAAAATGTGCATGAGGGTGAGTACCATTGGACTCAAACTGTTTAAGGCTCACTTTACGCATCACAGCATGACGGCTGCTGGTATTGGAGCGCATATGCTCACACACTCGCCACGTCCATCGTTGATGCGCATAACCGATAGAGAGCGTGTGCTGGGCGGGATAGAGTAAACAGCTTTTGCTTTCACCTTTCGAACCGCGCTCGTGAGTGGGTTTGTTTGCCTCATCATCAGACCAATCAATTTTGGTCAACTTGCAGCCAACGACTTCATATTCGTGCAGTGTTTTTGCTGTTTCATCATAGACATAGAGCCAGCCATCACGCAGTTGCCTTAAAGTGTAACTGCGCTGCTTGATAGAGAATTGACCTTTCCACTGTCGATCCGCTTTGGGTAAAGGATGTAATGCTTGACCTTGATCATCATAAACATCAAAGGCGTAACGAACAGGAATTATCCCTATTAACGGCTGTTTAAAAGGACATGCACTGGCGGGATTTTGCGCATCATTGGTCTGTCCTGTTTTCGCAGCTTGATTGGGATTACTCATCCTTGTACCTCCTGTGATGATTGTGAATGTTGATAAGCCAGCTCTGCGGCAGCTTCAATGCGTTGCGAAGGCGTACGACTTGAAGCCTGATGCAACAAAGGATCAATCTCGGGATACTTCCCTTTTTCAAGAGCATCAACACCTAAAAACCCCAACACATTAAAAAACAGCATTAAATCTCGCTCACTGCTAAAGCCCTGCTGGTAAGCCCATTGAGCATGACGATGAAATAGTTCAGGGTCAGACTGCCACTGCTGCGCTAAATCCGGGAACCACTGCTGCACATGCCGCTCGACCGTTTCTAAGGTATTAAGCCATGTGATGTTGCCAAGCCGTTGCCACTGCTCATCGGTTAACTTGAATCGCACAGGAGTGTCTTGAGTCGCCGTCAGTTCGGGTCGTTGCACATATTGCCAACCTTGACGTGTCGGCAACCAAGCTCGATTGATCACTTTCCACAGCGGTTGGCATTGGGTACTCAAAAGTACATACGCGCATTCACTGTTCGCCATTTTAAGAAACACCGTTGAACCATAAGGGGACTCCACTTGGATCAAACGACGCAGTTGTTCAGCAATCTCTTCAATAGAATCTAAAGAAGCAAAAAAGAACCCAGCTAACCCCTGATTCTGCTCAAGGAACCAGGTTTTAACCGTATCCGTTGCTAACACGAGATAAGGAGACACCTCTTTAAGCTGCTCAAAAGGCGGAAAAAGGTACAAAGGCTCCAAAACCAATTCACCCGATAGACGATACAAGGCTTGTGCTAGATGGCTGATTTGAGCACCATCAACCAAAAGGTAAAGCCTTTCTTGTGTATCCATTTCCATCTCTGGAACCAAGCTCACCCAGTTATGCACGACAAAGGAATTTGTTGAACGCATTAATTTCCCTTGGCCTCTTCACACACTTCACACACAGGTGCAGGACCTTTGAGTGCTTCAATTTGTCGCGCCTTAAGTAAAGGCGACATAGACTGCTGAGTGGGAGTTACCGCGGCTAGCTCAATCTCTTGCGGCGTTTTGGCTTTATCCACCCCTTGTGGCAACTCGGCCATTTTACCGCCATAGCCTGAGCCGCTGCCTGCGCTGCCGCCGGAGTTGAGGTTAATAGCAGAGCCGACGACGTGCACACCGCCAGCATCGACTTTAATAAAACTGCCGCCGGCTTTGATGGTAAGCTCGTTGCCTGCTTCCAAGACCAGTTTGTTACCCGCTTTAAGGTGAACCTCTGTGCCTGCATCGTAAATCGCTTTGCTGCCGATTTTTTGCTGCAATGAACCGCCGATTTCGCTGCTGCAGTCGAGTTTGACGAGCGTACGACTCTCCCCCTCGACCGTCAGGTGTTGGTTGTGCTTAATCTGAGTGAACTGGTCGTTTTCAACGGTCAGGTGTTGGTCGTGGCGAATGACCGTGGTGTGGTCGTTTTCAATCAAACCATCAAAATCTTTCTGCGCATGCAGGTAGATTTGCTCTTTGCCCGCTTGGTCTTCAAAACTGAGCTCGTTAAACCCTTCCCCTTGGTGCGTCTCGGTGCGCAGCACGGTTTTGGTTTTGTGCTCTGGCAAAGTGTATGGCGGCGTATTGGTCGCATGATAGGTGCGGCCAGTGATAATCGGTTGGTCTGGGTC